CGCTTTACCCTGTTAATGATCTCAAGCCAACGCTCTGCACAGACCGCTTCATGAGACTCGATCCTTGCGTTAACAGTTGCTACAGTCATTTTAGCCACTGTTACTCTTTCCTTCTGGTTTAAATCCTTTAAACCATGCCGGCAAACCTATAAATGGTCTGGTGTCATATTTATTTTCTTCTGCTTCTTCTTTTGTAGCATCGTTGTAATGCAAAAATACTTGACCGCAGTTCTCTCCAGAAAAGGCTTCGCGCCAATGCTCAAGATCACATCCATGGTAAATTAACATATCGCCTCTACCTAATTTTATTTCCTCGCCTTTCTTGTTTTCTTCCCCCGATGGTTCCAGAGAAAGTGACCAAGGATCACCGCCTAAATGTATTGTGGTCGAAACCTCACAACTGTATCTGTCTTTGTGTCTTTCAAGTACATCACCTTTTTTATAAATTCTGGCATAGCTGTAAGTAGGGCTTAACTTTGTTCCTGTTTCTGTTTCCATAAGTGGTTTTAGTTTTTCCAATAAAGTTTCCATTACCAAGTCACCATAGTGGCTATATGTTTCTGGTATCTGTTTATCGTTCCATACTCCCCAATCATTATTGAATTGCGAAATGTATCTGGCATCAAAAAACAGTCGTGCCACTTTTCTCTTGTTGCAAAAATAGTCATAACAAAATTCAGCCAACTCTTTTGATATTGCGTTTTTAACAACTTTATACATAGGGCTGTCCTAAATTCCAGCACACCAGAGAATTCCTTACCCCTCTGGTTACTGGTTTTACCCGATGCCAAACAAAAGATGGGAAAACTATTACTGATCCTCTGGCTCTTATTTCTTCACAAATTCTTGGCTGTTTGTTTCCATCCATATCGTGAAAGGCAAATTCCAATTCTCCGCCATCGTATTCATCTGGTTCTGTCAAACATAATGTCATCGACAATTTTCTGGTCTTGCCATGTTTATTGGCATCATCGGGTTTATCGTAAGGCATTTCATTGCTGTCACAATGCCAATCATAATATTGTCCTTCCTTATATTCAGTAAACTGGCAAGCCTCGGTAAAATCCCATTGAAAGTTCCAACCCGCACTAGCATTTGCTTGATGTATGAAAGGATGTATTTCTCTATAAATCCAATTATCTGACATCCATACCACATCCGATTTCCTTTTCTTCTGTACATCTTTTAATTCTTCTTTTGTTGGTTTACGCAAACCCATAGATACTGCATAGCTATCGTTTATCCCTGTTAAAGCCACTTGTTTTTCCAAGGTTTGTCCATATTCCAGAATGTCATCACAGATTTTAGGAGGAATAGCTGATTGAAAATACCAGTAATAGTATTTTAAATTCATTTAAGCCCAATTTCCCTCTACTAATTGTTTAAAAACTTGTTTAAGGCTCCAAACACCACCTGCTGAAAATGGTTCAATAATAATAACCTTTCCAGACCCACCATTACCGCCAAGTCCGTCTGTACCTCCGGGAGCGCTAGAACCGCCTCCACCGCCTCCGCCAGTATTGGTTGAGCCAGCAGTACCTGCTCCTGCGGGATGGCTGCCACCTGCGCCTCCGCCACCAGTTCCACCCGGAGCAGCAGCTTGAGGAGTTGCTGGCATCGCACCGCCACCGCCACCACCGCTATAGGTTACATCTGAACCAGAAGCAGTAGAAGGCGAGCCATCGCCTCCATAACCAATACCATCAGTGTTTCCCGGCTCTGCTGCGCCACCTCCGCCTGAAGGTACGCTTTGCATTGGAGAAGGGTAAGCCACCATGTCTGCGGGATTATTATTGCCATCATAAGGACCTTCAGGAGAACCATACGCATAACCACCACCAGCATTTCCTTGTCCGGGAGTTCCTAACCCGCCAACTCCATATTGTTGACTACTGCTACTATTTGAATTGGAACCGCCACCTCCAGAACCGCCACTTCCGCCTTTTCCTGTATAAACATCGGTGTCTCCTCCGGGATCGCCTCCAGAACCTCCAGCATCGCCAGAACCGCCACCGCCTCCTTGAGAGACAGTAAAACCTGCTAATGTGGTTCCGGTTCCACCGCCAGCGCGTAGACTCGGAGGGGCATCCCCTCCGCCTGAACCGCCACCACCTATGGTTACTGATACAGGGCTTGTGGGTAATGTTTGTCCAGTTAAATTCTGCATACCTCCAGCACCAGCACCAGACTTTGAACCACCACCGCCTCCGCCTAATATAAGAACAGAGGCATTAGTTGTAGCTGCGTTTGCTGTAAAAGTACCTGATGCATTAAAAGTTGTTGTTTCTTCTGCGTAAGCAGCATATTGGCTGCCAATTAATCTGCTCATAATTTTATGCCCACTCTCCGTCTGTTACATAAGTATAAACATCGTCCATGTTCCATACTCCACTAGCAATAACTGATCCAACAGGTTCACTTACAATAACTATTCCTGAACCACCTATTTTTCCTACTTGGTTAGCTGGTGAAATATAAGCGCCACCGCCACCACCTCCACCTGTATTTGCTGTTCCATTAGAGCCACCACCTGTTCCTGTGCACATTCCATCTCCGCCACCGCCATTACCACCTGCGGAATCGGTGCTTTGTCCAGTAGCTCCACCACCGCCTCCGCCTCCGCCTGCATAAAAAACAGCAGAACCACTAATTGAATTTGATAAGCCTACACCACCTGCTCCGTTTGCAGTATTATCTGTACCAGTTGATGCGCTTCCAGCAGCTCCTGCTCCTCCACCGCCAGCACCTCTATAAACATCTCCTCCCATTGAAGTACCGCTACCATTACCACCTGCGTTACCTTGTCCTGATGGAGAAACCGCACCACCTGTAGTTGCAAATCTACCAGCACCACCGCCTCCTGAACCTCCATCGACACCATCAACGTTATCACCTGCTCCACCGCCACCTCCGCCTGTAGAGGTTATAGAACCTGCGGCTAAAACTGAATTACTGCCTGATGTTCCTGAACCTGCTCCGCCTTCTCCGGCACCACCACTAGCAACACCACCTGCTCCACCTGCTCCAACTGTTACAGAGTAACCAGTACTCGCACTAACTGGAGTTGCAGTTCCGCCAAAATTAGTTTTGTAGCCACCTGCTCCTCCGCCACCACCAAAGCGACTTCCACCTCCAGCACCACCAGCCACAACTAAATAAGTAGCTGTAGTTGATTGAGAACCAGAAGTAAAAGTTCCAGATGAATTAAAAGTAGTGATAAGTAAACCTGTTGATAGGTCATTGTCCGTTCCAATTATACCGCCATTAGAAAGAGCCATAATTTTCTCCTATAATGCTATCCACTCAAGAGCAGAGGCATCCCATCTGTAGTTAGTTTCTACAGAAGGATCAGCGGCAGTAAAAGTAGAACCAATCCACCTTAAATTAGCTTCATCCCAAGAAATTAACACTTGTAAACCACCTATTTCTGAAACATTGGGATAGGTAACTGGTGCTTGCCAGTCGTCATTTGAGTCTAATGACCAAGAAGGATAGGGCTTCTCTGCAATAAATTTATCTTTGGTTGAATCGTAGGTATAGTCAATCCCAGCATATTGCTTCCTGAAACTGCCATTATAAGAAGTCTGTTTCCAACCTACGCCACCAGAACTAAAAGGAACGATGGTTTCAACAAAAGCCTCTGCTCCTGCTGATTCATCACCACCATGAGCATCGACATCTGCGTTTGAAACTACAATTACTTGCAATACTGTATTGCCACTATTTAATTCAGCAAAATAAGCCATATTGATTTGCCTCCTTTCTTAGTCTGTCATTAATTCGCCTGAAACAGTGTATGTTAAGTCGCCATTAGCAGAAGCTGTAACCCTTAACAAATCAGTTTCATCCAAATATATAGAATTAGTTTTGTCTATTAATACCAATGTTGCATCTGCTGGCACAGCTACTGTACTGGCAATAGCATAATAATTACTGCCGTTGTCTGCGCTTACACTTACTGTAACTGTAGCAGAACTTGTACCATCAATATTGGCAATCCAAAGACTGTTGATTTTAGCAACATATTCTGCCGCAACATCAACAATTTCGGTATTACCTGTAGTAATAGCACCTGTTGTTAAAAAAGGTGTAATGGTCGAAACATTTACTATATTTATAGTTGCCATTTTTGTTTTTCCTCGTTAAATTTAAATTACCCAAAAACGATAGCCATAGCAATAGCTTTACCAGTGCTTGCCTTTGTGTCTATTTGAGTCTGTATAGCCGATGTTACTCCATCAACATAATTCAATTCTGCTGCTGTGGCTGTAACATCTGTGCCACCAATATCTAAAGTAGTCATGGATACTTCTCCAGCAACCAAGAGCGTATCAGCAGATTCATCCCAAAGCATATACTTTCCTGAAGTAGCACCAAAGAATTTTACATCATAGCCAGTGTCATCGACACCAACATCCATTTGTCCATATAAAATTAGCTTATCGGCACTTTCATCCCACAACATATATGTGCCAGAAGTAGCACCGAAGAGTTTGACATCATAACCTGTGTCATTAACGCCAACTGTTAGTGTGCCATCCAATTGCGTACCACCATTAACGTCTACAGTGCCTGAGACATTCAATTGGTCGGCAGACTCGTCCCACTCTAAATATTTTCCAGATGTAGCTCCGAAGAATTTGACATCATAGCCTGTATCATCAACGCCAACTGTCAATTTACTGTATTGAACAACACTATCTGCTGATTCATCCCATAACCAAT